TTGTACAACCTCAACAAAACCAAGTAGCTCAACCTTCCGTCGACGACAAGACACTGCGCTGGCAGGCAAAAAACCAGTGGTTCGGGGCAGACGGCTACGAGGAAATGACCAGCTTCGCACTAGGGCTGCATCAAAAACTGGTGAACTCGGGGGTAGACCCTCGCTCTGACGATTACTTCGAGAAAATTGATTCTCGCATGAAGTCCGTGTTCCGTGAGTTTTACGGAGCTGAGGACAAGCCGAAATCCGGCGATGGCTCCAGTAAACGGCCTACGACGGTTGTGGCTCCGGCGACTCGTTCGACGGGTGCCCGAAAGGTGCAACTGACCGAAACCCAGATCGCTCTGGCTCGGAAATTTGGACTGACCCCGCAGCAATACGCTGCTCAAGTAGCAAAACTGGAGAAATCAAATGGCTGAAACAATCAACCGGAACCCTCGTGACGTTGCGTCACGCGAAAAATCTGCTCGTGCTGTATACGTACCGCCGAGCTCACTGCCTGATCCGACACCCGAACCCGGGTACGTGTACCGCTGGATTGCGACACACGTGCTTGGCGAGCAACAAGTGACCAACGTGTCCACGAAGATGCGCGAAGGTTGGGAGCCGGTGAAAGCAGTGGACCATCCGGAACTCATGCTCCAAGGCAATGAAAAGACCGGCAACGTCGAGATCGGCGGCCTCATGCTCTGCAAGATGCCCCGTGAAATGGCGATCGCCCGGGATGAGTACTATGCTAAACAAGCACGAGCCCAGATGGATTCTGTGGATAACACATTCATGCGAAACAACGATCCCCGCATGCCGCTGTTTGCCGAACGCAAGTCGTCAACCAGCCGTGGGGGTTTTGGTTCAGGTTCAAAGTAACAAGGAGTCCTTAAATGGCATCTACTGCTTCTCCCTACGGCCTGCGTGCCGTAAACGAGCTGGGCGGTCTTCCTTATGCCGGAAGCACCCGCACATTCTTGATCAACCCCGCAGGTTACGCTGCTAACATCTTTAACGGTTCTATCGTTCGAGTTGCTACCACCGGATACCTTGAGTTGGTCACCACCAACGGCGACGACAGCACGCCCTTCCCCGCTGGCACCATCGGTGTCTTCGTGGGTTGTTCGTATGTCAACGCTCAAGGCCAGCAAATCTGGTCTCAGTATTACCCCTCCGGCACAACCGGCGTGGTGACTGCTCAGGTGATTGACGACGACCGTACCGTGTTCCAAGTGCAGGCTGACGACTCCGTCGCTCAAGCCGGTTTGGGCGCTAACGTGTACTTGGCCAACGTGCAGAGCACCAGCACTGGTTCCACCCAGACTGGCAACTCGAACGTGGCTGTGGACGCGTCCACCATCGCAACAACTTCTGGCTTTGCTTTCCGAATTGTTGGTTTCGCTTCGGGCCCCGGTGATGCTTACACCGACCTGTTGGTGAAGTTCAACCCCGGTTCGCATTCCTACAGCAACGCCACTGGCATCTAAGGAGTAAATCACCATGGCAATTTCACGTTCCCAACTCCTGAAAGAGCTGCTCCCCGGTTTGAACGCTTTGTTCGGCATGGAGTACGCACGTTACGGCGAAGAGCACAAGGAAATCTACGACACCGAGAAATCGGAGCGTAGCTTTGAAGAAGAAACCAAGCTGTCCGGCTTTGGTGCTGCTCCCGTCAAGAACGAAGGTGCTGCAATCGCTTATGACAACGCACAGGAAGCCTTCACCGCACGCTACACCCACGAGACCATCGCTCAGGGTTTCTCGATCACCGAGGAAGCTGTGGAAGACAACTTGTACGACAGTCTGTCGGCTCGTTACACCAAAGCTCTGGCCCGTTCCATGGCCTACACCAAGCAGGTCAAAGCTGCTTCCACTCTGAACAACGGTTTCAGCGGTTCCTACCTCGGTGGTGACGGCGTTTCTTTGTTCGGTGTGAACAGCTCCAGCGCTCGCGTTGGTCACCCACTGGTTGGCGGCGGCGTCAACTACAACAGCCCCACCACTGGTGTGGACCTGAACGAGACTTCGTTGGAAAACGCCACGATCCAGATCGCTGCGTGGACTGATGAACGCGGCCTGCTGATCGCAGCCAAGCCCGTCAAGTTGGTGATCCCTCCAAGCCTGATGTTCGTTGCCAAGCGCCTGTTGGACACCGATCTGCGTGTCTCGACTGCCGACAACGACATCAACGCGTTGAAGCGCATGGGCACCATCTCTGGTGGCTACACCGTGAACCACTTCTTGACCGACACCAACGCGTGGTTCTTGACCACTGACGTTCCAAACGGTCTGAAGCACTTCGAGCGTGTGGCTCTGTCCACTTCCATGGATGGTGATTTCGATACGGGCAACGTCCGTTACAAGGCCCGCGAGCGTTATTCGTTCGGCTGGTCTGACCCCTTGGGTATCTGGGGTTCTGCTGGAGCTTAATACTCCAGTTTCTAAAAAAGGGGCCTTCGGGCCCCTTTTTCTTTGCCTTGTCAAAGAGCGAACACGTGTGGTACATTACCTGTTACTAAGTCACAGGAGCTTTTATGGACACCACAAACCTTCCCAAAACCCGGGCCGATGCCAAGGCTGCAGGGGCCAAGTACTATTTCACGGGGGAACCTTGCAAGCACGGCCACATTGCCCCACGCAAAACAAAGGGTGCGTGCGTTGAGTGCTTAAAGGTTGAGTGGCAGGAAGCGGCCGACAAACGCGCTGAGTACTTCAGGCAGTACAACAAGGCGGAAGAGGTCAAAGAGCGCAAGCATGCGTGGTATCAGGAAAACCGTGAGCAGGTCATTCAGTCCGCTGCTACACGCCCCGCCGCACAGTTGCGGGAGTACAGAAACGCATGGAAGGAAAATAACAAGGTGCAGGTCCGTGCTGACACCAAAGCACGTCGTCGCAAGCACAGAGACGCAACACCCAAGTGGCTGTCGCGCGCGCAGAAGTCTGCCATTCGTCAGATGTACCAGATCGCAATTACCATGACGCAGACCACAGGGGAGCAGTATGTGGTGGACCACATTGTTCCGTTGCGCGGAGAGTCGGTCTGTGGCCTGCATGTGCCATGGAACCTGCGGGTGATCACGCAGGACGAGAACTTGAAAAAGTCCAACAAACTCGTTGACCCCACCACACCCGAGTGATATATTGCAAGCACCCCCGGACTTTCCGGTGTATCTGACGGCTCCGGGCCGATGTCATGCAAACAGATACGCCTTAACCGCATGAGGACAAAATCATGGCACGCACCACCTTCCAAGGCCCAGTTCGCTCGTTGGCTGGCTTCTACACTCAAGGCCCCGCTTCCGTTGTCAACTTGGCAAACGGCACCAACACCGTGACTCTGGATGTCGCCAGCTACGCTGGCAAGACCATCCGTACCAATGATGCCACTTTGGTCATCACACTGCCTTCGATCAACACCACTGCCAACCCAGTGACTTCTGGCCCCGGCCAAGACCCCAACACCGTCAACAACGTGGGCACAACATACACGTTTGTGGTCGAGACCACCGCTTCGGCTTGGGCTTTGAAGACCGACGGCACAGACAAGTTCATTGGCTCCATGATCATGGTTGACACTGACAGCTCTGGCGCAGTGACCGCTTTCGCTCCTGCTTCGTCCAACGACGTCATCAACTTCAACGGCACCACCACTGGCGGTATCGCCGGTACGACCGTGACCGTCACAGTGCTGGCTGCCAACAAGTACATGGTGACTGGCGTGGCTCTGGCCTCCGGCTCTGTGGTCACACCCTTCGCTGACGCGTAATAGGGGCTCAACATGGGTATGCAAACCGATATCGAAGTCACGTCGCTGGCTGCGTCGGGCACCGTTTTTGATCAGCGTACCCGCGTTCGTGGTGCACTGATTGAGCCGGGCTCAAGCGCGGGTTCCGTCATCTTCAAAGACGGCGGCTCTAGTGGCACTACGATCATGACCATCAACACGTCAGCCAACGGTGAGACTTTCTCCATGGTCGTTCCGGCCAATGGAGTGGTTTTTAAGACGGACGTGTACGTGGCGTTGACCAACGCCAAAGTCACGGTGTTTTATGCCTAAGTCCCCAGCATGGCAACGCAAGGAAGGCAAGTCCGAGAAGGGCGGTCTGAACGCGAAGGGGCGTGCGTCTTACAACAAGGCCAATCCGGGCAAGCCCGGGTTGAAAGCACCCCAGCCAGAGGGCGGCAAACGCCGCGACTCTTTCTGCGCTCGTATGGAAGGCATGAAGAAGAAGCTGACCAGCGAGAAGACAGCCAAAGACCCGGACAGCCGGATCAACAAAAGCCTGCGGGCTTGGAAGTGCTGATATGAGCAACAACCACGAAACCGCAAAGAACGTGCTGGACATCGTGTCCGTAGTGGCCACGATCGGTTCCTTTTTAGAAATGCTGACCCCTGTATTCGGTTTGATCGGTGCTGTCTGGACTTTGATGCGGATCGCAGAGATGGTGACGGGCAAGCCTTTTGCGGAGATCATCCGCCGAAAGAAACCGGATGCCGAGCAGCAGTAAAAAGCAGCATGACTTCATGAATGCCGTGGCGCACAGCCCGGCGTTTGCGAAGAAGGCAGGAGTCCCACAGTCTGTGGGCAAAGAGTTTTCCAACGCGGACAAGGGCCGCAAATTTTCAAAAGGTGGCGATATGAAATCCGATATGATGAAAAAAGGTATGCCTGCAGCTTTGGCCAAACACGCGGCCAAGCCTGCTTCCAAGGCTCACGCTGGTCTGAAGGCTGGCGGCAAGGTTGGTATGGGTGCTGTGAAGACAGCCGCCCCAAGCCGTGATGGTATTGCCACAAAGGGCAAGACCAAAGGCACCATGGTCAAGATGGCCATGGGCGGCAAAGCCTGCTGATCTGCCATGATGGCCAGTCGGGGAATGGGGGACATCGCCCCCTCCAAGATGCCCAAAGGCGTCCGCAAGGCTCGCCGGGATGACACCGACTTCACGCAGTACGCTGATGGCGGCAAAGTCAACGCTGCAGGCAACTATACCAAGCCCAGTTTGCGCAAGCGGATTGTGTCGGAAGTGAAGTCTGCAGCAACCCAAGGCACGGGCGCAGGTCAGTGGTCAGCCCGCAAAGCGCAGCTCGTGGCCAAGAAGTACAAGGCTGCTGGCGGCGGGTACAAGGATTGAGATGAAAGCCCCGCAAAAATCGCTCAAGGACTGGGGTGACCAGAAATGGCGCACCAAGTCCGGCAAGCCGTCGAGCAAGACGGGGGAGCGGTATTTGCCAGAAGCTGCCATAAAATCTCTGTCACCGGCCGAGTACGCTGCGACAACCAAAGCCAAGCGAGCGGGTAAAGCCGCAGGCAAACAGTTCGTGGCCCAGCCCAAGACCATCGCAAAGAAAACAGCAGGGTTCAGATAATGGCAACATCCGGCGTAGCAAATTTCAACCTCGATTTATCCGAAATCGTTGAGGAAGCGTTCGAGCGTAATGGCTCAGAGCTGCGTACGGGCTATGACTTGAAGACCGCCCGCCGGTCGCTCAACTTGCTGTTTGCCGACTGGGCCAACCGTGGCGTGAACATGTGGACCTTCGAGCAAGGCCAGCAGGTGTTGACCCCGGGCACGGCCACGTACGCGCTGCCTGCCGACACAGTGGACCTGATCGAGCACGTCATTCGTACCGGTGCAGGCAACGTGTCAACGCAAGCGGACCTGACCATCACGCGTATCAGTGTTTCTACCTACGCTACGATCCCGAACAAGCTGCAGCAAGCACGCCCCATTCAGATTTGGATTGAGCGCTTGAACACGCCGCAGTTCACCGTCTGGCCGGTGCCTGATGATTCGCAGACCTACACGCTGGTCTACTGGCGCTTGCGCCGCATCCAAAATGCTGGTGAGGGTGTCAACACCATGGACATGCCTTTCCGCTTCATCCCGTGCATGATTGCCGGGCTGGCGTACTACTTGGCTATGAAACTTCCCGGCGGGATGGATCGCATTCAGGTGCTCAAGGCGCAGTACGACGAGGCGTGGCAACTGGCTTCTGATGAGGACCGCGAGAAGGCGGCAGTGCGGTTTGTGCCGCGCCGTCAGTACCTTGGAAGCGGCGCATAAATGGCCAATCGGTTTGCGTCTGGCAAAAACTCGATCGCAATGTGCGATCGGTGTGGGTTTCAGTTCAAGCTCACTGAGCTCAAGAAGGAAATCGTCAAGACGAAGACGTTCAACACGTTGGTTTGCCCCTCGTGCTGGGACCCTGATCAGCCGCAGTTGCAGTTGGGCATGTACCCGGTCGATGACCCGCAGGCGGTGCGCAACCCACGCAGGGACACGACCTACTTGGTGGCGGGCGTGAATGCTGCAGGCAACGTGACAGGCGGTTCGCGAGACATTCAGTGGGGCTGGAACCCGGTGGGTGGCTCCAAATTCTTTGATGATGCGCTGACGCCAAACACCTTGGTGGCAATCGCAGAAGTTGGTACAGTAACGGTAGTCACAACCTGAAGGACATTGACATGGCAACATATCGCAACCCCCAATACAAGCCGCTGGCTGAAGCCGGTACGGCCGACAACAAAAAATACCTGCGCAACGTCAATCTGTCGGTGGCCAATAGCCACAGCAATGATTACGCGCCAACCAAAACTTCGGGCATCAAAATCCGAGGCACTGGTGCAGCCACAAAGGGCACGATGGCCCGTGGGCCTATGGCTTGAGGTGACAGATGAACTACGCCGCGCTGGTTGCAGCTATCCAGAACTACACTGAGAACTCGTTCGACTACACGTCGGACCCGTCGATCATCGACACGTTCATTGAGCAGGCGGAGCAGCGCATCTACAACACGGTGCAGTTCCCGTCATTGCGCAAGAACGTCACGGGCACGTTGACCAACGCCAACAAGTACCTGCAAGCTCCCACTGACTTCTTGGCGGTGTATTCGCTGGCAGTCATTGATGGCACCGGGGCGTACGAGTACCTGCTCAACAAGGATGTCAACTTCATCCGGCAGGCGTACCCCACCCCCACAGCCACCGGGCTGCCCAAGTATTACGCGCTGTTTGGCCCGCGTTCGGACGATCCCAACGAGCTGAGCTTTATTGTGGGCCCGACACCAGACGCTTCGTACGCGGTCGAGCTGCACTACTTCTTCTACCCCGAGACAATCGTCACAGCAGGCACAACATGGCTTGGTGACAATCTGGACAGCGTGTTGCTGTACGGCTCGTTGGTGGAAGCGTACACGTACATGAAGGGCGAAACAGACATGATGACGCTCTACGACGGCAAGTACAAGGAAGCGCTCGGTTTGGCCAAACGTCTGGGCGATGGGTTGGAGCGGCAGGATGCGTACCGGTCAGGTCAGGCGCGTGTCGCCGTCAGTTAACAGGAGTCAGTCATGGCAATTACTCAAGCAATGTGTTCTTCGTTCAAACAGCAGATTCTGCTGGGCGAACACGATCTGGACACGGACGTCATCAAAATCGCGTTGTACACAAGTGCAGCTACGCTGAGCGCAGCAACCACCGTCTATTCCACTTCTAACGAGGTGACAGGCACAGGCTACACGGCCGGAGGCAACACGCTGACCGGGGCCACAGTTTCCCTGTCCGGCACCACGGCTTTCGCGGACTTCTCGGACACCACATGGTCTGCGGCCACGATCACTGCGCGTGGCGCGTTGATCTACAACAGCAGCAAGTCCAACAAAGCGATTGCGGTGCTGGATTTTGGCGGTGACAAAACGTCCACTGCTGGTGACTTTACGGTCCAGTTCCCAACCAACGACGCAAGTAGCGCGGTCATCCGTATTGCTTGATGGTGTCTGAGTGGCGTCATCCGTTGAATATGTAGGCTGGGGATCAGGCCCTTGGAGTCGTGGCTCTTGGGGGCTTAACCTCACCGAAGTATTTGTTGATGGCGTTCAGGCAACGGGGCAGATTGGCTCTGTGGTGGTGGCTGCTTCGGCAGTCGCTGTCGTTTCTGGGGTTGAGGCCACGGGCGCGGTTGGAACTGTTACCGTTGCTGCGGGGGCTGTTGCGGCCGTCACAGGTGTCTCTGCTACCGGCCAGACGGGCACAGTTACCGTCACCGGCAAAGCCAACGTGTTCCCCACAGGGGTGCAGGCTACGGGCCAAGTCGGCACAGCCACAGTCAGCGCGGATGCGAATGTCCCGGTCACAGGCGTAGAGGCCACTGGAGCTGTCGGCACGGTCGTGGTTGCTGCCGGAGCCATTGCGGCGGTGTCTGGTGTTCAGGCCACGGGCGATATTGGCACAGTTACGGTGACCGGCACGGGCGTCATTGACGTCACAGGCGTTGAGGCCACGGGAGAGATTGGCACCGTCACGATCCTGCTCAACATCATTGTGCCCGTCACAGGGGTGCAGGCAGAAGGCCAGATCGGCAGCGTGTCGATCAACGGCGGCGCAGTGGTGCAGGTCACGGGTGTGTTTGCTGTGGGCTACGTTGGCTCAGTCAACGTCTGGGGCCTGATCAATGACCTCCAAACCGCCAACTGGGCAGCAATAAACGATACTCAGGCAGCAAACTGGACGGCTATTGGTGACACACAGTCACCAAACTGGCAAAATATCACTGACGCTCAATCACCCGGCTGGGCGCAGGTCGGGACAACGCAATCTCCGGATTGGCAGCAGATCGCTGCGTAAGGAAACACATGGCAACAGCATACACCTCTCTTCTCGGTCTGGCCCTTCCGGTTCAAGGCGAACTGTCGGGCACTTGGGGCGACACCGTCAACAACGCGATCACTTCGCTGCTTGACACAGCGGTTGCTGGAACGACCTCCCTGACCACTGACGCAGACACCACACTGACCACCACAACGGGTGCGTCCAACCAAGCCCGTCAAGCGATCATCCTGTGGAACCCAGCCTCTGGCACCACAACCCGCAACATCACGGCTCCTGCGCAGTCCAAGATTTACACGGTGATCAACGCCTCTGGCGGCACACAGTCCATCGTGTTCCGTGGCGCAGGCCCAACAACTGGCGTGACCATCGTCAAAGGCGAGTCTGCTGTTGTTGCGTGGAACGGCACTGACTTCATCAAGGTCAGCAACACCTCGGGCGCGGGAACCTTCACCAACCTGACAGTCACTGGCAACACCATCCTTGGCGACGCCGCTGCCGACACAATCACCCTCAACGGCACAGTCACTTCAAACCTGATCTTCACCGACAACACCTACGACATCGGTGCATCGGGCGCTACACGGCCCCGTAACCTGTTCTTGGCGGGTAATGCCACTGTGGGCGGCAACGTAACCCTTGGCGATGCCACTACCGACACTGTGACGGTGAACGGGTATATGGGTGTGGGTGTTGCCCCAAACAGCACAATTGCCCTTTATGCTCGCGGCACCGCATTGACAGGAACAACTCAGACTGGTGTGTATTCGTACCCCACCGCCACGTCTGCAGCCACGGTTGCCCTGCGGTCTTTTTCCGCGCAGCCGGGTACGGCTGATGCAGTTTTTACGGTTGCTGACGTAGCTGGTTTTTACGCGTTTAATCCAGTAAAAGGCGCAGCGTCAACAA